TCAGGAGCATTTCTGATTAACGCCACCGTTAAGAATCCACCCTTCAACAGCTTCACGAAGGTATGATTTTGGGTGGGTTCTGACTGGCTTCGGAAATCCGTGCCGTTTGGTATAGTTCCAGATTGTCTGACGTGATGAAACACCGAGCTTGTTCATCACTTCTTTCTCAGGAATCAGGCTGGTATCGGTCATCTTAATTCTCCAGGCAAAAAGAAACCGCCATCAGGCGGTTTGGTGTTCTTTCAGTTCTTCAATTTGAATATTGGTTACTTCTGCATGTGCTATCTGCGCCCATATCATCCAGTGGTTATAGCAGTCATTGATGTCCTCTGCTTCGATAACTCTGTTGAATGGTTCTCCATTCCATTCACCTGTGACTCGGAAGTGCATTTATCATCTCCATAAAACAAAACTCGCCGTAGCGAGTTCAGATAAAAGAAATCCCCGTCAGTGCGAGGATTGTTAGTTGCGCTCTGCTGCTGCCTTGGTCATTACCATATCCACCCAATTTCACCAGACATGATTCTCGCAATCACTATCATCACCAAAGTGATAATCACAACTTTAACTGGCGGCATCATTCACCATCATGCTGCGGCGGTTCTGGTAGCGGCATCCAGTGAGTTACGTCATCCAAGATATTTCCTGATAAATACGTGAAAGCTCTATATTTTTTGTAATCAATTGGATTTACAACCCAGTTCCAATATGCGGCCACGATTTCACCTTGACTAAATGCCAGTAACATTTTGGTGTCTTCCGGCATTCGATCACTACAGCTTATCCAACTATCCGGAGTTCCCGGAGTTGGTCCATCGAATTCGGGCATGTCAGGACCTTTTCTGATAGCTTTAGCCAGCTCCAGCGGGTCATCGTAAAGCCAGTCGCCAGTTTGTGGGTGATTTGCTTCTGCAAGCTGCGCAGCCCATTCAAGACCATCTTTTTGACCTTGGAGATAATCAAGCGGCAACTCTTCATGATTACTTGCAGGTTCTGCACTATCAGCTTCGCGCCGCTTCTGTAGCTCTGCTGCCATCGCTCTCACGACTTCAACTGGTGCCCTTGCAGCAAACTCTATGTTGGTGATTAGCTCATTAAGATATTGCTCGCCTGGATACTGTTTCTTATCGGTTATAGTGGTCATATCACTCTCCTTTTTCCTGAAGCATAGCGGCACGGCAGGCGTTCCAGCCTCTCACCTCTGCAATAGCGGCAACAGCATCAACCGCGTACATGCTAAGAGGATTAGGCATTGGTTTTTCTTCCGGTACTACTGGAACGGGGGGGGCGGCGTAGACCTCAATAATTCCATTATCAATAGGCCATTCTCCATCCTTGATGTAGTCACTTGTGCCATCGACCTGCTGTTCTGCAATGTGGAAAGCACCTATTGGTTTTGCTTCCAGCGATGCCAGAGCAATTCGTGCCAGTTCTTCCGCTTCTTCTGCTGGCAGTACAACGTTGCTACCAGGTCCGTATGTTTCGCGCCACTGCTTGATTGTCAGTAGTCGCTCTTTGGTTATAGTGGTCATTTGTTAATCCTCAAAACTTTATGCCCAGGCGCAAAAGCACGTGTTTTGTCTTTGCTTATTCGCCAGCCATCCTTACGCGCCTCTTTTGCACAACCAGCCCATGACGTACCGATATACTCTCCGAAGTCTGGCACTGGATATACACCTTCCGTACACTGGCGGCAGTCACAATAGAGATGTATGGTGTAACTTGCGGCAATAGCCATATCACTCTCCTTTAGTGCGCAAGTTGTTTTTCCAGCGGTTTTGCGCCGCGCTGGGCTTTTTGCAAAAACCACAATCCATCATCCCGTAATGTTTCATTAACCCCACCCGTCGGTTGCTGAGTCTCACCCACTGCCAGACGCCAGGAGCGTTTCTACGAACTAACAGAATCTTTGCTTTACGGTTTTTCATCGTTTTGCTCTCCTGCGTTTCTTTGCTGCTCGTCGTGCCGATGCAATACCGGTATGGCGGCGCTTTGGTGCCGGGATGATGTTGTCAGCCATCAGGACATGCGGCTTTGCAATTAGCGCAGAAGCCCAAAAACGAGTCGGGTACGGTAACAAGCCGATACATGCCACACGCATTACTCACCTCCTTTGATGCGAATGCCTGCGGCGCGGATTGCAGCGATGACTTCAGAAACTTTGTATGCCATTACCGTTTGGTAATCATCGTGAAAATCTGTTCGATGAAGCATGCTGCTACGTTCCGGGAGCGATATTTCCCGAGCATCCAGTTCCTTAACGCGTTCCTCCAGTTCGTAGACCCTGCATTGTTCTCTATCATCAATCAGATATAACCCAAGACATTCGCTTTCTACCCAACCGCCAAAATCATGATCGTAACGCTAACATGAAAACTCACCGTCACCGTCCTTTGTTGGAATGGTGTAACTATCTAATGGGCCACCATATGTCGGCACATTTCCCAATGTTGGATGCTCAATCCACATGAAAAATGCACGTCCGGTTATTGGGCAAATATCTGGCCGCCATTGGTTACGAACAGCCTTGGTTTCGGATAATTCTTCAGCGTGTTGTTTTACTTCCTCAAGCTCAACACGCAGCTTCCCTACCGTTAGCGCAATATCCTCGTTCTCCTGGTCGCGGCGTTTGATGTATTGCTGGTTTCTTTCCCGTTCATCCAGAAGCGCCAGCACGGTTTCTGGTCCGGCCAGAAATTTGAAGGCGTTGAGCGCATCAATATCCACACCGTAATCTTTAAGTTCCTGTTCACTTAACAAATCATCATCAGCTGGCAACATTAACAGGCGTTCCATTGCCGGGATTGCACGTTCTGCCGCCTCACGCAGTGCCTGATAGTCAATTGTCATTCTCGCCATCCTTCACAGTTGTAATCACTACAGCCTTCAAAATCATATGGCTGTACTGCCAGGTGATTTTTCCGCAATGCGGACAATTCCAACGCACCTTCCCGCTTCGCGACTTCTTTCTTCTGTTCTGATCTTTCAACCAGTCAGGCATGACCAAACCTGCGCCCTGAACCATTGTTCTGCGGTTAAAGTTATTGATATTGAACGTCCGGCGCTTTGCTGCATCAGCAATGGGAAATGGCAACCAAACTATTCCTGGTTCGTTTTTGTTGGCGACGCTAAAGATGGTCGCTTTACTGAAGTCATCTGTTGGCAATCCACCGTGTTGAAGCCAGTAAACATCGTTGCCGTTCCAGCTACCTTTTTTGTAGGCCACATACGCAGTGCAATCTGACTCAATCAGGCTTTCTGTAGGGATGTACTGGCAATCAACGTGCCACACTGCCATTGCATCCACGCTATCAGCGCAAACAGGCTGATCGATATCTCGACCACAATTCCAGGCTTTTTGGGCTTCTTCCAGCGTGTAAACATGGGCGCGATCGATATCAGAACTGTAACCATTGCCATTATGGCAATGGAATGAAGCGTTATTGCCCACAGTTTCACGCGAGCACATCATGTAAAAACGGTTAGTCACTGGTTGCCTCCTTTGCGAAGCTCTGCGGCGAACTCGTTAAGTGATATGTAGCAATCTCCAAATGTTAACGAACCGCTCGACCGCATATGCTCCATAGCCATCTCAACGCCCTGCGCACGCACTTCAGCCAGGAAAGCGTCGGTGGCTGGGGTGTCTGATTGCAGAGACTTTGCGCGATAGTCATTCCACCCTCTTGCATACATGGGATTAACTTGCACGCCATCTTTTACACAATATGCCTGCCCTCCACGGTTGATAACCTTGATTTCGTCCATAGCGCCAGACTTCATCCCCGCACTCTCCGATGCCAGCGCCGCGCACTTGGCCTCAAGGTTATCAATCGTGATTCCAGCAGAACGACACTCCCGCAACGCCGTTTCCAGTTTTGATTCAAGCTCACCGAACTTACGCACCAGATATTCAGCGTTTGTTTCGTTAACCTTTAAATCTCGTGGGATGCATTTACCTTTCAGAAAACCATCCATCTCAATTAGTGACATTTGTTTCATTTCTTCCCACTCCGCAACATCGCATTCAGATATTTGTTTTGATTCACTGATGGAAAAGAATTTCTCTTAAGCAATTCCTCTCTCGATGGCATTGGCTTTACTCGTTGGCGAATAATCATTTCTGCCGGAAGAATGCCGGGATTGTATGCAAGTCCTCTCATGGTAAATTCCTCAGTCATTACTGATAGCGCCATAGCGTGAGCGGTAATTACGCAGGCGCGGGTCAATTTCAGGGAAGTGGGTATATGTGGCTTTGCGGAATGGTCGGATTGATGTCTGGTAAATTCGCTCGCGTTCTTCTTTCTCTGCAAGCCATATACAATGGCGAAATTCCTTTTCCTCTTTCGTTTCCTGCGGTAGCGACATTATCCGGTCGTAGTTTTTTCTGAATTTATCCAGCACCTCCGATACGGAATTGCCGGAACAGCGGCGCGCGTCATCCGCACCATACAGAGGCGCTGGCATGGTTTTCTCCTGTTGATTATTTAGCTAACTTTTTCCAGATCGCTGAAACGTATTTGGCTTGGTGAATGGCATCATCAAGCGCGTTGTGGCGAGTTCCTTTGAATGGCATATCTCGCTTAGGGTCGAATCCTATTACCTTCCCAAGTTCGACGATTGTTCTTACGTCGCGGTCATTCCACCACTGCCACGGAACTGGCTGCCCTGTCAGCGAATAACTGTTTCGGAGAATAACGCAGTCAAATGATGCTCCATTCCCCCAAACCTGAACGAATTTGTGGTTAGCGTTCTTTATGATGAATTCAGATAACCATGAAAGAGCCGTTGAAAGCTCCTGAGTGTTGCTGGTTAGCGATTTTCTGGCTTCTTCACTCTGTTCCAGCCACCATAAAATCGTTGAAGCGTCAGGACGCGCCCGATATCGCATTGATGACTCAAGCGAGATATTTACCGAGAACTCTTCTCCTGTTTCTCCGGTATTCGGGTCAAAGAATACCGCCCCAATAGAAATAACTGGCGCGTATGGCCCGTTGCCCATTGTTTCAAGGTCAACCATCAAGTGATTCATGTAAGTCCTTAAATTGCGTGAATAGCGTGACGAGGGAAGGGGAGAGTTACTGGTGCAAAGGGGGTATCGTCGTCAAAATCCATAGGTGGTTCGCTGTGATTTCCCTGCTGCTGAGGTTGCTGTCTTTGTTGCTGACCATTATTTCGCTGAGATGAAGACTGTTCATTGCCTCCTTGCTTGCCACCAAGCATTTGCATGGTTCCACCAACGCCCACGATGACTTCGGTAGTGAACCGATCCTGTCCGCTTTGATCCTGCCATTTTCTTGTCCGCAATTTGCCTTCAAGATAAACCTCAGAGCCTTTTCGCAGATATTCGCTGGCAATTTCTGCCAGTTTCCCGCTCATTACCACGCGGTGCCACTCCGTCTGCTCCTTTTGCTCTCCAGTTTTCTTATCACGCCATTGTTCTGACGTAGCAACGGTAAGGTTTGCAAATGCCGTTCCTGATGGTGAATATCTGATTTCTGGATCATGCCCAAGGCGACCAATAATGATCACCTTATTTACGCCTCTGCTTGCCATTTATGCCGCCTGTTTTAGTTCGTTAACTCTGATGTTCATTACCTGAACGCATTTAGCCTGCGCCTCCTCGTTGCCAGCCATTAATTGCCAGTCACGCTGATAACGCTCGATGAGTTTTTTCTTGTCAGTTTCTGTCGCTGCATAATCGCTGAAGTCTTTCAGGATTTGTTCGCAGTCAACCGATGGAGATTTCTGGTTGGTATTTTCTGGTGATGGTTTGTTATCTGATGCCGGGATTGCCCATCCCGGCAGCGATGGAGGGAGCCAGTAGAATCCTGTTCCATCCTTGAGTTTTGCCCTGTGCCATCCCTGCTTTTTATCGAGAGATGTTTGTGCGAAACCTTCCTCAAGGTTATACAGATACCGACCGATTCCCCACTGAACGGCAGCACGCTTCATTGCACCGGAACGACCACCTTTGACGGCTTCTACCTGCGTGTTTTCAGCAGCATCCCATTTGGTTACCCATTCGGAATCAATCTTTATTGATATGCCGCATTCAACGCCGCCGTTGTTGGGAATATCGCGGTATTCATTGCGCCATCCTGCTTTGCCGCAAACATCGTCCAGGCGTTTCATGATTGCCCTGTTCGTGACATAAGCCAGCACCATAGCCCACACCTTTCCATCGCGTGTTTTACCGCTTTGCTGTATTCGCCATTCGATATCTTCAGGGCTGAATGGCTCATCGAATTTGTTCAAATCCATAATTCACCTCAGAATGGTAATTCGGATGGAGCGGAAAGAAATTCGCGCTCATTCATGCGCTCTCTTTGTGCCTGCCATAAACAAAGTTGTTTCTTTGATTTATCTCCCGCCTTACGCCAGTAACGAGCCTCAGCAATGTGATATTCTCTTTTTAATCGACTTAACTCTGGAGTTTTCGCCAGCTCTACCGGAATCATTTTGACCTCCATTTTCTGTAGGCTTCGACGGCCTCACGAAACATCTTTTCATCGCCAATAAAAGTGGCGATAGTGAATTTAGTCTGAATAGCCATAAGTGTTTTATCCATTTTTTGGAACTCCTGGCTGATTAAGTACGTCGATGAGTCGTTTCCATCCGTCACGTAATTTACGGGTGATTCGTTCAAGTAAAGATTCATTTAGTTGGAAGGCACCCATGCGAGCGCCTCCCGCGATTGCGTAAATCATGGGTGGTTCCTTATGTTGGTTTATTAGTAGGTTATTTTTGTTGCGAATACTTCGCCTTTTACGATGGCTGTTATGATATTTTTAGCAACATCTTCTGATGCGCCAACCTTGATAAGGTCAGCAAGTATTTTGTTATTTACTTCTTTCCGGTGAGCTTTATCCTTTGCTCTGCGCTCTTCTTCGTCCTTGATTCTTTTTTCTTCTGCTATTCTGGCTTGCTCTTTTGCTTCAGCCTCGCGACGGATTCGTTCAGCATCCTCCTGTGCTTTTCGGCGTTCTGCTTCAATTGCCGCCTGCTTTTCTCTTTCAGCTCGTTCTGCTGCCTCTTTTGCTTCGCGCTGTGCTCGTTGCTCGGCTTCAATGCGTTCACGCTCTGCACGTTCCGCTGCGGCCTTAGCTTCTGCTTCTCGCCTTGCTGCTGCTTCAATTTCGGCTTTTGCCTTTGCTTCGGCTTCAGCTCTGGCTTTCTCTTCAGCTTCTTTTTTTAAGCGTTCTTCATGCTCTCGCTTTTCCTGCTCCGCTTTGAGTCTTGCCTCTTCTCTTTGGCGGTCAAATTCGCGATCCATCAAAATCGCTATTTCATGGTCAGACTCAATTTGCTTTGCGAGAGCTTCAGCTGCTGCCTTAGCTTCTTCTTCGGCTTTAATCCGCGCCTGTTCTTCCTCATAATCAGTAAGAGGCTGGCGTGCCTTGGCTTTCAGCTCATCAAGGCGATCACGCACTGTCTTGCGGTTGGCATCAATTAGCTTTGGAATTTCCTTCAGTTCAGCAACAAGGTCTTTTCCAAGACCATCGAGATATGTTTTCGTCTGCGCAACTTTATACGCCAGAGAAGCGATCTCCTTTCTGCCCTTTGCCGTTGTGATATCAGGCACAAAGGACATAACTTCACGTTCAACCTTTTGAAGGATTTCTTCAATCTGGTCGGCAGACTGAAATACAGTCATTGCATTTGCTTTTTCAATAACAACTAAATCTGTTACTTCACTCATATATCCTCCGTCAAAAAATTGCCCTCACATTGGAGGGCAAAGAAGATTTCCAATAATCAGAACAAGTCGGCTCCTGTTTAGTTACGAGCGACATTGCTCCGTGTATTCACTCGTTGGAATGAATACACAGTGCAGTGTTTATTCTGTTGTTTATGCCAAAAATAAAGGCCGACTATGCGGCCTCGGAAGGAAGTCCAATCATCTTATTCAAATCTTCTACCCGTAAAGCAGGAAGTGCTGCACTTGCTTTATCTGCTTCTTTTTGTAGTAACTCTTTGCTTTCAGGCCAAAATTCAATAAGTCGCTTATTGGTAGTAACTCTTTGCTTTCAGGCCAAACTTCAATAAGTCGCTTAACTGTTGTGACTGAGTTCAAAGCAGCCCATACATTTGATTCGATATCCTTTTTCAAGGCATCAAGGTTTTGTTGCAATGCGCAGATTTCATCAAACCTTTTTGTTATTTCGTGTTCTGCGTCAAACATGCATTTATCTTTGGTTGGAGTAGGGAGCAATATATCTTCGCCGTTGCCGTCTTTCCCATATGAATGCCATCCAACCCTTCTGCCAGATACAGTCAGATAAATTGAAGTAGAACGAACATCGTATGAGTAAAATGAACATCCCATCTTTCCAAGTTCTTCACTTATAGCTACCAACTTGGATGATAACTGATCCACTTCCTCAGTTTTCTTTTTACCGCCAAACGCAATAACTCTGGCGTCAAGTGCAAGCTGGTTCTTTAACTTTGTTACTTCTTCAAGTTCAGTGAAAACCCCAGACTTAATTAAAGCGTTACGAGCGATTTCCTCTTTCATTCTCGTAGTTAAGCGGATTGATGACATATTAATTCCTCTCAAATAAGTGGTTTGCTGCCTAATTTCATTTTCTGGCGACCAACACAAGTCACACCCATTTCACTGCGTGGCTTGCGGTAGTAAATACGGTTCTGTTTACGCTCGACTTCTTCTGCCTTCTTGCAGCGAAGGCTTCCGAGTGATGCTGCTTTATCTGCTCTGACGCAACCAGAGAGCTTTAGCGCAATCTTTCGCGCCAGTCGCTGTTCTTGCATTGCCTGTTCACGTTGAGCCTGTCTGCGTGCTCTGCGGCGATTTCTGGCGTTATCGTCAGCCAGATATGTAATGACTACTGTCATGTTGACCTCCGATGATTGACTTTGGCGGTGACGCGCCGGGTGCTTATCTTCCGGTTTCCGTCGTGCAGCTGCACTTCACGTCACCCCAAAGCCAACTACTCTTTGGTTCCCGCATTTCGGCGGGACAATCCCATCAATGTTAAAGAGCCTGCCAATCTGTTCCGTTTGGCTACCAGCGTCCTGCTGATGGCTAAAGAATACTGTAGGTATTTTATTGTGTAAATACCCAAGGTATTTATTTTTGGTGAAATAATGATAAGCAAATGAATACAAAGGATATTTATTTTTTTCGGTGTCTGCTTGTTCAGTGCTTTTTATGCGGGATATGTGAAGTGGATCCCGATAGCTATTGCTGCCGGGATTATAGGTTAGTCAGCGAAGGTTAAGACGAGAATTACCTTAATGATGTCTGCTACAACAGACACGGCCATAGATAAACCAAAGACGATCCAAGCCACAGTGATGTCTTCACTACCATCGTATAGAGTTCCGTAATCACTGGTGTAAGGCGTAAATGTAGCGCCTTGATACAATAGGTATAAGCTTGATCCATAGAGGATAAATGCAGATATCCCTTGTATTGCTATGACAACTAGAATCATGAAACGAGCTGATCTATGCGCCCAAGCCTGGCTTATTTTTTCTGATAGAGATTTCGCAATAAAAGCATGCGCTAAGCCGTAAATTGTTGAGATTGACAACATCCCCAAAAAGCTTGCTATAGCGGTTCCAACCATAAGCGCCCCCTTGCGTGATCAAACCAGTCTGAGTTTTGTCTCAATTGCAACGCCTATAATCTTGCAGTTTCCATTGATTGGCACGAGAGGCCATGCAGGATTAAGTCCCTTGAGGTATTTATTTCCGCCGTCGATTATCAGCTTCTTGAATGTTGCTTCGTTAGAGTCAGAAAGTTTTGCTATGACCAAGCTGCCGTTGATCGCCTCCCTTCCGGTATCGAAAAGAACGAATGTTCCCTCTGGAATGCTTAACCCAACCGGTGCCGTCATTGAATCACCTTCCACTTTAAGCCAAAACGCATTACCTTGAATATGCGCGTCAGACTCAAGCCAAACATCTATGTCTTTAATGGTGTATGGTTCGCATGCTTCACACCACGAGCCAGCCTGGATACTGCTTAACACCGGATACCTCTTTCCTGCTCTGTATTCCCCTGCATACCTTACGTTGGCATCGCTCTTAAGGCTTTCTGCCTGTTCTGCAACCTTGGCAGCAATTGACTGGCTAAAATCAGCAATTGAGACTTGCAACAATCGTGCAAAACCAGATGCAACCTCAACGTTTAGCGCGTTTCTGCCATTAAGATAATGCCCTACCGCTCCTTGGGTGATACCCAGTTCATCAGCGATTGAGTATTGGGTTATTCCCAATTCTTTCTTTTTTGACTCATACAAAGCCTTAAGCCGCTTAGCGTCTTCGAGCTGTTCTGTCGTCAGTGATTTTTTATTTTCCATAGCTTAATTCTAATAGCTAAGGTACTTAAACTAAAAATACCCTGAGTATTGATTGCTTTGAATACCTGTAGTATTCTTTGTTCATGGTTAATAACGGAGAGTGCATATGATTCGAATGACACTTGCCGATTACGCCAAAATCCATGGACAGGCTAAAGCAGCCAGTGACTTTGGTGTAATCCAGTGCGCTATCAGCAAGGCCATTCTGGCAGGCCGTAACATCATGGTTACGGTAAAGCCTGATGGCAGTGTGATTGGAGAGGAAGTTCGTCCTTTCCCAAGCAACAAGAAAAACAAATAGTAACACCGCTCTTTAACAGTCATGGTCCTCATTCCCGCCGAAATGCGGGAATACAACGCGCATAAGTTGATGCGCATAACTTCTTATTTGTTAAGGAAATACTTACATATGCAACTTACAAGTACTCGCAAGAAAGCGAATGCAATTACAAGCAACATCCTAAATCGAATTGCTGTACGTGGTCAGCGAAAGGTTGCCGACGCGTTAGGGATTAATGAATCGCAAATTTCGCGATGGAAAGACAGCTTCATCCCAAAAATGGGAATGCTTCTGGCTGTTCTTGAATGGGGTGTTGAAGACGAGGAGTTGGCGGAACTGGCTAAGAAAGTAGCCAGAATGCTGACAAAAGAAAAAGCCCCGAAAAACGGCGAATTCTTCGAGGCCTGATGTAGAAAGACTGGATCAATCCACAGGAGTAATTATGACAAAACGTCGTAAGAAATACCAGGAAAAAGAAGAGATTCGACACCCTGATTCACCTGAGGGATTAGTGGTAGCCGCAGCAAATAACAGGGCGTTCGCAGAGCGCCTTGTTGGTGTTTACAGACTAGCCAAAGCAGGAGTGAAACATGGGCGTCGTTAAGTTAGCTGATTACAGGCCTCAACTGGAGGTCGTGGAGCATCGCGTGGCAGAACTCGAAGATGGCTACACTCGGACTGCAAACACACTGTTAGAAGCCGCCATGCTTTCTGGACTTACTCTACATCAGTTACTGATTGTTATGGCTGTGTGGCGCAAGACATACGGTTACAACAAAAAAATAGATTGGATCGGAAACGAACAGTTCGCTGAACTCACTGGCATGGCACCAACCAAATGCTCTACCGCCAAAAACGAGCTTATCAGAATGGGAGTTCTCATTCAGGTGGGGCGTCAAGTTGGTATGAATACAAACATTTCCGAGTGGAAAACGAAAGTTAACGGATTCGGTAAAACATTTACCAATTCGGTAAAACAAACCTTCACCAAATCGGTAAAAAGCAATTTACCGAATCAGTCAAACACAAAAGACAATATACAAAAGACAATAAATACAAATACCCCCTTACCCCCTAACGGGGGCGGCGATGGGCAGGTTAAACCTGAACGTCGCAAGGCAGAACGAATCGACTATGAATCCTTCCTGAACGCCTACAACACCGAAGTCGGTGACAGACTGCCACACGCTGTTGCGGTCAACGAGAAACGCAAACGCCGCCTGAAGAAAATCATCCCGCAACTGAAAACGCCAAACGTGGACGGTTTCAGAGCGTATGTCAGGGCGTTTGTGCATCAGGCCAAGCCGTTTTACTTCGGAGACAACGACACGGGCTGGACGGCAGATTTTGATTACCTGCTGAGGGAAGACTCGTTAACGGGAGTTCGGGAAGGGAAGTTTGCAGACAGGGGGATTGCATGAGACAGGATATCGAAGCGAGCGTTATCGGTGGCCTGCTGATTGGTGGATTAACACCAACCGCCAGCGACGTTCTGGCAACGCTGGAGCCGGAAGCGTTTTCAATTCCGCTCTACCGGAAAGCCTTCGAGGTTATCCGCAAGCAGGCGAGAAACAGAAACCTAATCGACGCACTGATGGTTGCCGAGGCGTGCGGAGATGAGCATTTCACGTCAATCCTGATGACCAGCAAAAACTGCCCGAGCGCCGCAAACCTGAAGGGATATGCCGGAATGGTCGCGGATAACTATCACCGCCGTCTGGTGCTGGAAATCATGGATGAAATGCGTGAACCAATTCAGAGCGGAACCATCGACGCATCGAGTCAGGCGATGGATGAACTTGTAAAGCGTCTTTCAGCCATCAGAAAGCCCCGTGACGAGGTTAAACCTGTACGGTTAGGGGAAATCATTACTGACTACACTGACACGCTTGACAGGCGTCTGAGGAACGGAGAAGAGTCAGATACCCTGAAGACCGGAATCGAAGAACTTGATGCCATCACCGGAGGGATGAACGCGGAAGACCTGGTGATAATCGCTGCTCGTCCTGGTATGGGGAAAACCGAGCTGGCGCTGAAGATTGCCGAAGGCGTTGCAAGCCGCGTTATTCCTGGTTCTGACGTCCGGCGCGGGGTATTGATTTTCTCAATGGAAATGAGCGCATTGCAGATTGCAGAGCGAAGCATTGCCAACGCCGGGAGGATGTCGGTTAGCGTACTGCGAAATCCTGCATCGATGGATGACGAAGGCTGGGCGCGTGTTGCTAACGGCATGAGTCAGCTTGCAGATTTGGATGTATGGGTAGTCGATGCCTCGCGGTTATCGGTCGAAGAAATACGCTCAATCGCAGAACGGCATAAACAGGAAAATCCAAACCTGTCTCTAATCATGGCGGATTATCTTGGCCTGATTGAGAAGCCGAAAGCAGACCGCAACGACCTCGCAATTGCTCACATCTCCGGAAGCCTGAAGGCGATGGCGAAAGACCTGAAAACGCCTGTTATCTCCCTGAGTCAGCTTTCGCGCGATGTTGAGAAGCGACCAAACAAACGCCCGACAAACGCAGATTTGCGTGATTCAGGAAGCATTGAACAGGACGCAGACTCAATCATCATGCTCTATCGGGAAGCGGTATATGACGAGAACAGTAGCGCCGCGCCATTTGCTGAAATCATCGTGACGAAAAACCGTTTTGGCTCACTTGGTACGGTTTACCAGCGGTTCTGCAACGGACACTTTGTTGCATGTGACCAGGATGAAGCCAGACAGATTTGCACAGCATCAAATGCACCTGCTGCGCGTGGCAGACGATATGCACAAGGGGCTGACGTATGACCATCTACATCACTGAGCTAATAACAGGCCTGCTGGTAATCGCAGGCCTTTTTATTTGGGGGAGGGTAAATCGTGGTTGAGTTGATTTTTTCTGCATTGAGGATTCTCGGTGCTATGTGGATGGTGGCGACGTTCATTGTGGTTGCCAGCAGTTTTGTCCGGTTGGTAGGCGAAGGTAAAGACCTGGTTGGTGTGCTTTTCGGTAGCATTTTTCTGTGGGCGATTATCGGTGTTATGCCTGTTGTCGTAGCAAAAGTGGCGTGGCGTTTTGTGAGTTAATCGGAGGTTAATTTGAGCAAGTGCCAAAAGTGCAATAACACAGGAATGTGTGATAGCGGAGGTTCTACTCCTTGGGGAGAGCCGATTTTTATTGAATGTGACTGCCTTATGAAAGATGACGAAAGCAGATGCCAGTTTGAAGAGAGTTGGTTACGACGTGGGGGCGAATCTTCAGACCTTATCCGTTACCCTGAAAATCACCATGAAATTGGCAGTGGTGATATTGGTGGTCAATACGTGATGGACGATGTTCAAGGCCACTGGCAAACGTGGCAGGCATCGAGAGCAGCTATTGAAATTGAGCTGCAAAAGCCAAAGAAAGGCCCACTTCCCGGTGATTATCACATTGGCTATGACTCAGGTGCAGAATCACAATACGAAAGCGATGTAGAGGCCATCCGCGCTGCTGGAGTTAAAGTGAAGGAGTGAGTATGAGACCGAAGATACTAGGCTGGCACATCTCGATATCATGGCAGCCGAAAACCAAGTGGGGGTATTTCTCGTTTTGGCATGATGGACCCATGAGAGCATTCTGGATAGGCCACATCGTAATAGAGTGGTGGTGGCGATGAAGCAGACAATCTTCCTTCGAAGTAAGCAACAACAGCAAGCCGCAATCAACGCCATCCTCGCAACTCCTCTCGATAAAGACAAGCCAGTCACCATCCGCATTACTGACTACAAGCGCAACCTTGACCAGAACGCAAAATTTCACGCGATGCTGGCGGATATCGCACGTCAGGTTCAATGGTGCGGCAAATGGTTAAAACCGAAACAATGGAAGGTTTTGTTGATCAGCGGTCATGCAGTGGCAACAAAACAGGAAGCTGATGTTTTGCCCGGCCTTGAAGGTGAATACGTCAACATTCGCGAAAGCAGCGCGCAGATGAGTGTGAAGCGTATGGCAAGTCTGATTGAGTACACGACAGCATGGGCTATTGGTCAGGGTGTCAGATTTACCGACAGGAGGTACGAATGAGACGACAGCGACGAAGTTTCACCGATATCATCTGCGAAAACTGCAAATACCTTCCAACGAAACGCTCAAGAAATAAACGCAAGCCAATCCCAAAAGAATCTGACGTAAAAACCTTCAACTACACGGCTCACCTGTGGGATATCCGGTGGCTAAGACATCGTGCGAGGAAATGACAATGGATTATTCACAGTTAAGTGATTTTGAAATTAACGTGGCGGTATTCGAAGCCATTCATAACGGATCACCGGATTACAAAGAAGGTGAGAATGGCGATATGGTGTTTGTCTCATTTGAGGGAGACATTGTAAACGGAGACGCAGTTGAAGTAGAAGTTGAGCGCGGTTCCTTTAACCCATGCGCAAACCCAGCAGACGCATGGCCGATTATCATGGAAAACATGATCAGCGTATGTGCATACAAGCGAGCAAACCCTGGCATGAAAGCAGTGTCATGGTGGGAGGCTGATAGCTTTGGTGAGCATATTACTCTTGATGACAACCCTCTCCGCGCAGCCATGATTGTCTTTCTCATGATGCAGAGAATCCAATAATGCTTAGCCCATCCCAATCCCTTCAATACCAGAAAGAAAGCGTCGAGCGAGCTTTAACGTGCGCTAACTGCGGTCAGAAGCTGCATGTGCTGGAAGTTCACGTGTGCTCCGATTGCTGCGCAGAACTGATGAGCGATCCGAATAGCTCAATGTACGAGGAAGAAGACGATGAATGAGTTAATAAATGGCAATGCCATCAAAATGACAAGCATTGAAATCGCTGAGTTGGTTGGTAAGCGTCATGACAATGTGAAACGTACCATCGAAACGCTGGCTAAAAATGGTGTTATCCGGCTTCCTCAAATTGAGGTTTCCGAAAGAATCAATAACTTAGGGTTCAATGTTCAGTACGAGCATTACGTCTTCGAAGGCGAACAAGGTAAGCGAGATAGTATTGTTGTTGTTGCCCAGTTGTCGCCAGAGTTCACCGCTCGCCTTGTTGACCGTTGGCGAGAGCTTGAAGAAGCTGCGGTTAATATCCCAAAAACGCTACCAGAAGCGTTGCGCCTTGCTGCTGACCTTGCTGAGCAGAAAATGCAACTGGAAAACCAGCTCGCAATTGCCGCACCTAAAGTTGAGTTTGCCGATCGCGTTGGCGAGGCCAGCGGAATTTTGATTGGAAACTTTGCAAAGGTTGTTGGAATTGGTCCAAACAAACTGTTTGCGTGGATGCGCGATCACAAAATCCTTATTGCTTCAGGTTCCCGGCGCAATGTACCAATGCAGGAATATATGGATCGCGGCTATTTCACCGTAAAAGAAACAGCGGTCAACACAAATCACGGAATACAGATATCGTTCACCACAAAAATCACCGGGCGTGGCCAACAGTGGCTGACCAGAAAGCTGCTCGATAACGGAATGCTGAAAGTAACAGGGGAGGCTGCTTAATGGCTAATCTACGCAAAGAAGCGCGCGGCAGAGAATGCCAGGTACGTATTTACGGCGTATGCAATGGCAATCCTGAAACTACAGTTCTGGCACATTACCGGATGGCTGGAATTTGCGGAACGGGGATGAAGCCTGACGACCTGATCGGCGCATGGGCTTGTAGCGACTGCCACGCGGAGATCGACCGACGCACCCATAACCTCGACAACAAAGACGCCAGACTTTACCACCTCGAAGGCGTGATCAGGACGCAGGCGATACTGCTGAAGGAGGGGAAGATTAAACCATGAACGAATATCAGTTTGTGCTTCCATACCCGCCGTCGCTGAATACCTACTGGAGAAGACGGGGAAGCCAATACTACATCAGCGATAAAGGCCAGAAATACCGAAAAGACGTTCAGCAAATCATCCGCCAACTCAAGTTAGACATTTTCACCAAATCACGACTCCGTATCAAAGTCATCGCAGACGTTCCAGACTCCCGCCGCCGCGACCTCGATAACATCCTGAAGGGTTTACTCGACTCCCTTATCCACGCCGGATTTGCGGAAGACGACGAGCAATTCGATGACATTCGCGTAATTCGTGGTGTGAAAGTACCAGGCGGAAGGCTTGGAATAAAAATCACCGAACTGGAGAACGTATGAACGCCACAATTCAAACGATACCAGAGCTTCTTATCCAGACACGAGGCAATCAGACCGAAGTGGCAAGGATGCTTTCCTGTGCAAGAGGAACAGTGCTCAAGTACAACCGAGACAGCAAAGGCGAGCGTCACGTAATAGTTAACGGCGTCCTGATGGTCACGCCAGGCAAAAAGGGAAGACGATGAGCATAAGAGAGCTAAACCTCACCAAAGAACAGCACGATTGGCTGAATGGCTGGCTTGAACTGTGGGGCGCATGGGTTTATTCAGGTCGTCTGGAAAAGCGCATGAGCAGCGTAATAGCGAAGTTCATGGAGAGCGTAGAGCCGGGAAGAGTTATGACAAGGCCAATGTGCAATGATGATGATGGAATGTTGATTTCTCAGGTCGTCGATTCCGTCATGTACATTGACAAAAAAGCCTTTGGCATCCTCCTCAGCTACTACGCTCATGGTTCATCTAAGCGAGCAATTGCATCCTACTATCACGCGACTGCAAAGCCACGCAAGATGTGTGGACGTGGTGGCGAGGGATGGAGAAAACCTTCACTGGCAACCTGTAGAAACGAAATTGACGACATCCTGAAAGCGTCATTATTTGTTTTGTACCAACCAATGCAAAATGCTTTCAAAATGCGTAAACGTGTTGAGAAAGTTAAGCATGTTGCTGTTAAAAACCTTGACATGCAATTAGCCATTTAGCCATAATATTCACATATGCTGCTGCTTTTGCATTCAGCAACCATCACAAGCCCACCTCCTGTGGGCTTTTTTGCATTCGCGTGCAATCAAAACAAGAGTCTTAGTGATATGGGCCTGAGATATGGTGGTGGAAACATCGCTCCGCTCTTGGCTGTCATATCTACGCGAACAGGCTCTATCCCTAAGGTAAAGCGATGAAAGAAATAAAATTAACGCCAGAAATGGTGCTTTCTGTTGTTGATTACAATCCATCATCAGGCGACTTTCACTGGAGATGGAGGCGGGGAAGAGAGAGGACCACTTTGACATGGAACTCTCGTTTTGCTTTCAAGAAATGCTCATCAATAAATTCTGATGGGTATTTAATGATTATGATTAATGGTAAAGCATACCCTGCTCACAGACTGGCATGGTTGATTGTTTATGGCACCATGCCCGATGGTTTTATTGATCACATCAACAGGGTAAGAACAGATAACCGGATATCAAATCTTCGTCTTGTCACTCATTCCGAAAATATGCAGAACAGGAAAATTCAGAAGAATAATAAATCTGGATACCGTGGCGTGTCTTGGGATGCTAAGTACGGGAAATGGAGAGCAAGAATTAATGCGTCTGGAAAGTGTATTAACCTTGGATACCATGATACTGCCGAACTTGCCGCTGCGGCTTTTGAGGCCGCCAGAATGAAATATCATACCGTTTAAAGATGTAAGCTGCCGTTAGTGACTCTTAAGTTGCAACGGTGGCTTTTTTATTTGCACAACAGGTAAGAGCATTGAACCCGCAGACCTCGCGGAATTGGTGAAAGGTGCCGCGCAGTGCTCTTATCGTTGTGGTGAATGCACAGGCTGATGTGTAAGGGCAAGAATCTTTCGCTGGATTCGGTGTGGCCACGTAGCCCGCTGTAGGCAGTTGCAGCAAACCGGAGATCAGCACCGGTCGCCACAATCCAAACTGAGCCGTAGCCACTGGCTATCCTGAATTCATCAGTGATAGTTACGCTGCGGCCTTCTACACATGATCTTCGTGAAAGCGGGCGGCATGAGGTTGCGCTAACAACCTCATGCGTTTTGCCCGTGCATATCGGTCACGAACAAATCTGATTACTAAACACAGTAGCCTGGATTTGTTCTATCAGTAATCGACCTTATTCCTAATTAAATAGAGCAAATCCCTTATTGGGGGTAAGACATGAAGATGCCAGAAAAACATGACCTGTTAGCCGCCATTCTCGCGGCAAAGGAACAAGGCATCGGGGCAATCCTTGCGTTTGCAATGGCGTACCTTCGCGGCAGATATAATGGCGGTGCGTTTACAAAAACAGTAATCGACGCAACGATGTGCGCCATTATCGCCTGGTTCATTCGTGACCTTCTCGACTTCGCCGGACTAAGTAGCAATCTCGCTTATATAACAAGCGTGTTTATCGGCTACATCGGCACTGACTCGATTGGTTCGCTTATCAAACGCTTCGCTGCTAAAAAAGCCGGAGTAGAAGATGGTGGAAATCAATAATCAACGTAAGGCGTTCCTCGATATGCTGGCGTGGTCAGAGGGAACTGATAACGGACGGCAGAAAACCAGAAATCATGGTTATGACGTCATTGTAGGCGGAGAGCTATTCACTGATTACTCCGATCACCCTCGCAAACTTGTCACGCTAAACCCAAAACTCAAATCAACAGCCGCCGGACGTTACCAGCTTCTTTCCCGTTGGTGGGATGCCTATCGCAAGCAGCTTGGCCTGAAAGACTTCTCTCCGAAAAGCCAGGACGCTGTGGCACTGCAACAGATTAAAGAGCGTGGCGCTTTGCCGATGATTGATCGCGGTGATATCCGTCAGGCAATCGACCGTTGCAGCAATATCTGGCTTCACTGCCGGGGGCTGGTTATGGTCAGTTCGAGCATAAGGCTGACAACCTGATTGCAAAATTCAAAGAAGCAGGCGGAACGGTCAGAGAGATTGAGGTATGAGCAGAGTCACCGCGATTATCTCCGCTCTGGTTATCTGCATCATCGTCAGCCTGTCATGGGCTGTTAATCATTACCGTGATAACGCCATGACCTACAAAGAGCAGCGCGATAAGGCCACATCCACAATCGCTGACATGCAGAAGCGTCAACGTGATGTAGCAGAACTTGACGCCAGATACACAAAGGAGCTTGCTGATGCTAACGCGACTATCGAAAGCCTCCGTGCTGATGTTTCTGCTGGGCGTAAGCGCCTGCAAGTCGCCGCCACCTGTGCAAAGTCAACGACCGGAGCCAGCAGCATGGGCGATGGAGAAAGCCCAAGACTTACAGCAGATGCTGAACTCAATTATTACCGTCTCCGAAGTGGAATCGACAGGATAACCGCGCAGGTTAACTACTTGCAGGAATACATCAGGACGCAATGCCTTCGATGATAGCGATAATTTTACTCATCATCCTTCACATCTGGCTCTGTAGACAGGGTGGTGATCACTTCTGGAGTGAATCCAGATTAAACATCTCATTGCTGATGCTTGAAGTTGAGCATCTGGCGCGCGGTAAGGGGCTGCGTTGAGATAAGAGCCAGTTCATTACAAAGCCTATCTACGGGTGGGCTTGATAATGAAACCGGAATTTATTCTGGGCAACCAGTTACGGCAGTACAGCGAAACAACCCAAGCCAGTAAGTGGGGAAATAACACTGGCAGCCACTGAAAGATGAACCTCCTGCCTTATGGCAAAAAAGATTCTTTGTGGTGGCGGACTGATGGAAAGACATCGGTTATTGCAGAGACCATTCAATGAGTGGTCTCGACAATGGCTTATACCCTACACGGGATAACTTAACTGATATCCCTTTTAACGGATAAACGGAGCCAACAATGGCAGAGATTATTCCCATGACTGAAGAACAGAAATTCCAGTTAGAGATTTACAAACTGGTCATGAACCAGAACGCAGCCGCAGAAGAAGCATTTCAGTTCATTGGCACTGACGAACTGAAGCTTGAGCTATTCAAAATTCACTTCCAGTCAGGCGGCGCTAATTCGGATATCACGATCCGCACACTTGAAGCGGTGCGTAAATCGAAGGAAGCGTTAGACCTGTTCACCACCGGAGTGTAAGAGATGACTGAACAAGAAATGCCGAGATACCAGTGCCACAAAAAAGTTCGCGCCCTGAAGATTGGCTCTATAGAACATAAGCCAAACCCAGATCAGTCTGGTAAGACTGGCTCTTCTAGTTATGGGGCAATTATTCATCCGGATGATAAGAAATACGCAGCATTTGATGTTAGCGCGGAATATATCTGTAAGCACCGACCAATGTCTGGAGGCTATTACGTTGTCTATGAGGATGGATATGAATCATATTCTCCTGCTGAGGTATTTGAGTCTGGATATTCAAAATTATAGGAACCCTCTATGACAAGCGTCGTTGATCTTGGTAAGGAGAAGAAATTCCCAATTACTCAAGAGCTATACGAGCGGCTTGAAAGCGTCATCCATGATTACGATGGTGAAATCAGTTTATGCGAGGCGATTGGCGCACTCGAATTGCTGAAGCAGTCACTGATTGAAGGCGCGAAAGAGTCCTCAACCTGAAATGACAATTAAGTGAGATGAATATGGCAGCACCAAAGGGCAACCGATTTTGGGAGGCCCGCAGTAGTCATGGGCGAAATCCTAAATTCGAGTCGCCCGAGGCGCTGTGGGCTGCTTGTTGTGAATACTTCGAGTGGGTAGAAGCTAACCCGCTATGGGAGATGAAGGCATTCTCGTATCAGGGTGAAGTGATACAAGAGCCTATCGCCAAGATGCGAGCGATGACCATTACCGGACTCACTCTGTTCATTGATGTGACGCTTGAAACATGGCGCACATATCGCCTGCGAGAAGATTTATCTGAAGTCGTTACGCGAGCAGAACAGGTCATCTACGACCAGAAATTCTCTGGCGCAGCCGCTGACCTTCTCAACGCTAACATCATCGCCCGTGATTTGGGCCTCAAAGAGCAGTCGCAAGTTGAAGACGTGACACCTGATAAGGGAGATCGCGATAAGCGGCGCTCTCGTATCAAGGAGCTATTCAACCGTGGAACTGGACGCGATTCTTGATAACCTGAGCGACGAAGAGCAAATCGAATTGCTCGAGCTACTCGAAGAAGAAGAGAACTACCGTAACACACACCTGCTATATGAATTTACGCCATACAGCAAACAGCGTGAGTTCATCGACGCCGGGCATGACTATCCAGAGCGATGTTTTATGGCTGGTAACCAGCTTGGTAAGTCATTTACTGGTGCTGCTGAAGTCGCGTTTCACCTTACCGGGCGTTATCCGGGAACAAAAGGCTATCCGGCTGATGGTAAATATGGTGGGGAGTGGAAAGGTAAGCGTTTCTATGAGCCTGTTGTCTTCTGGATTGGCGGCGAGACAAACGAGACTGTAACCAAAACGACTCAACGCATCCTGTGCGGTCGTATCGAAGAGAATGATGAACCTGGCTACGGTTCCATACCGAAAGAAGACATCATTAGCTGGAAGAAGTCTCCTTTCTTTCCGAACCTTGTTGATCATCTTCTGGTTAAGCATCACACGGCTGATGGCGTTGAAGATGGCATTTCAATCTGCTACTTCAAGCCATACTCGCAAGGCCGCGCTCGCTGGCAGGGTGACACAATCCACGGCGTGTGGTTTGACGAAGAGCCGCCATACAGCATTTATGGCGAAGGGCTTACCCGTACCAACAAATACGGGCAATTCTCAATTCTGACGTTTACCCCGCTGATGGGGATGTCTGACGTTGTTACCAAGTTCCTGAAGAATCCCAGCAAGTCTCAGAAAGTGGTCAACATGACCATCTATGACGCTGAGCACTACACCGACGAGCAGAAAGAGCAAATCATCGCATCCTATCCTGAGCATGAGAGAGAGGCGCGTGCTCGCGGTATTCCTACGATGGGTAGCGGGCGAATCTTCCAGATACCTGAAGAGACGATTAAGTGTCAGCCGTTCGAGTGTCCTGATCACTTCTACGTAATTGGCGGTATGGATTTCGGATGGGATCACCCGCAGGCGCAGGTTCAGCTTTGGTGGGATAAAGACGCAGACACAATCTACGTTTCACGCGTGTGGAAGGCGAAAGAAAAAACAGCCGTTCAGGCGTGGGGAGCCGTTAAATCATGGGCGCATAAAGTGCCAACCGCATGGCCTCATGACGGAAACCAGCACGAGAAGGGCGGCGGTGAGCAGCTCAAAGGGCAGTATGCCGACGCTGGTTTTATGATGTTGCAGGAGCATGCGACATGGCCTGATGGCGGTAACGCTGTGGAGCCTGGCATCACTGAATTGCGCGACATGATGCTCGATGGTCGCTTCAAAGTATTCAACACCTGTGAGCCATTCTTTGAGGAGTTCCGCCTCTATCACCGTGATGAAAACGGGAAAATCGTCAAGCTTAACGACGACGTTCTCTCAGCCGTTCGCTATGCATACATGATGCGCCGCTTCGCCAAAATGATGCGCGACATCAAAAAACCAAAAGAGAAAAAGATACCAGCCCCAATCAGGCCCATCGCACGGAGAACTTAAATGGCCGACGAAAACAGACTCAATTCCATTCTGTGTAAGTTTGACGCGGACTGGATGGCGAGCGATGAAGCCAGAACCGAGGCGACAAATGACCTGTATTTTAGCCGAGTGTCGCAATGGGATGACTGGCTATCAAACTACACGACCCTGCAATATCGCGGACAATTCGATGTTGTTCGCCCGGTGGTCAGGAAACTGGTCGCAGAGATGCGCCGGAACCCTATTGACGTTCTATTCAGACCAAAAGACGGCGCTAATCCTGATGCTGCCGATGTGTTGATGGGGATGTATCGTACTGATATGCGGCATAACACGGCAAAGATTGCCGTTAACGTTGGCGTTCGAGAGCAGATAGAGTCCGGCGTTGGTGCATGGCGTCTTGTCACCCAGTACGAAGACAACGACCCAACAAGCAACAATCAGGTAATCCGACGCCTTCCAATCCATGAAGCCTGCTCACACGTCATATGGGACGCCAACAGCAAGCAGATGGATAAGAGCGACGCTAAGCACTGCACGGTGATTAACGCCTTGTCGCGCAATGGCTGGAAAGAGTTCGCAGAGGATTACGGTATTGATCCTGACACCCTGCCATCTTTCCAGAATCCGAACGACACATGGCTGTTTCCGTGGGTATCGAATGATGTCGTCTACGTCGCTGAGTATTACGAGGTAGAAGAGAAGAAGGAGAAAGTCTTCATCTACCGCGACCCGCTGACAGGTGAGCCGGTCAGCTATTACCAGCAGGATATCAAAGACGTCATCGACGACCTGGCTAATCGTGGATTCATTAAGGTAGCAGAGCGTAAGGTCAAGCGTCGGCGTGTGTATAAGTCGATCATCACCTGCACGCAGATACTGAAAGACCGCGAGAAGATAGCTGGAGAGCATATCCCAATCGTTCCTGTGTACGGCGAATGGTCATTCGCTGGTGACAAGGAGTGCTACGAAGGAGTGGTAAGGCTGACGAAAGATGGTCAGCGCCTTCGTAACATGATCATGTCGTTCAACGCCGATATTGTTGCTCGTTCACCGAAGAAGAAACCTACCTTCTTCCCTGAGCAAATCGAAGGCTACGAATACATGTACGGTGGAAATGATGACTATCCGTACTATCTGCAGAACAAGACCGATGAAAACGGTAACGACCTGCCGATTGGTCCAATCTCCTACATGGAAAACCCTGAAGTGCCGCAAGCCAACGCTTACATGCTTGAGGCTGCCACCAACGCAGTGAAAGAAGTGGCTAGTCTTGGCGTGGATGCGCAGGCGGCAAATGGTCAGGTCGCTTTCGATACCGTCAATCAACTGAACATGCGGGCAGACCTTGAGACATACGTGTTTCAGGATAACCTGGCTACCGCAATGCGACGTGATGGCGAGATTTATGCCTCAATGGTCAACGATATTTATGACGTTCCTCGTCATGTAACGCTGACACTTGAAGATGGAAGCGAGAAAGACGTTCAACTCTATGCGCAAGTTGTCGATTACCAGTCCGGTAATGTGGTCACACTCAACGACATTCGCGGTCGCTATGAGTGCTATACAGACGTTGGGCCATCCTTCCAGAGCATGAAGGAACAGAACCGCGCAGAGATTCAGGAATTGCTCACTAAGGTTCCGCAAGGTACTCCAGAGTTCCAGATGCTGATGCTGCAATACTTCACGCTCCTTGACGGTAAAGGCGTCGAGATGATGCGAGAGTACGCGAACAAGCAACTGGTGATGATGGGGCTGAAGAAACCAGAAACACCTGAAGAGATGGAGATGGTACAACAGGCACAACAACAGCCGCAGCAGCCATCAGCAGAGCAAATTCAGGCGCAGGGTATCCTTCTGCAAGGTCAGGCTGAATTGCTCAAGGCAGAGAACCAACAGGCACAGATTCAGGTTGAAGCCGCCAAGGTTGAAGCCCAAAACCAACTCAACGCCGCGAAGATTGCAGAAATCTTCAACAATATGGACCTCGACAAGCAGGCAGAACTGCGTGAGTACCTCAAGCTAGTAGGTCAATTCCAGCAACAGCGCAGCAAAGATGCTCGTGCTAACGCTGAGCTGCTTCTTAAAGATGCAGACCAGACTCATTCACAGCGCATGGATTTCGCGAATCTTATGCGTCAAGTTCAAATCCCCTCCGGCGGAGTAGCCGAGACACCTCAATAAGAGAGAGTTAATCATGGACCAAACCACCGACATTCAGGCTTCTGAAGAATTAACCCTGCCCGGCAATCATGCAGCGGCATCTGCTGATGGCTTAGTTGTCGATAATGCCAACGACAGCGCAGGTCAGGAAGAAGGCTTTGAGATTGTCCTGAAAGACGATGAGAAACCAAAACAAGACCCGGCAACTAATGCTGAATTTGCCCGTCGCCGCATCGAACGCAAACGCCAGCGTGAGCTTGAGCAGCAGATGGAAGCGGTTAAGCGTGGAGAGTTGCCGGAGCACCTGCGGGTGAACCCTGAGTTACCAAAACAACCAGACCCTAACGATTATCTTTCCGAAGATGCACTGGCTAAGTACGACTATGACCAGAGCCGCGCACTGGCTGCCTTCCAGCAGGCAAACAGTGAATGGCAGATCAAGGCTATGGACGCACGAAGCCAGGCTGTCGCCGAGCAGGGTCGCAAAACTCAGGAGTTCACCCAGCAATCAGCGCAATACGTCGAGGCAGCCCGTAAGCACTACGACGCAGCGGAAAAGCTCAATATCCCTGACTATCAGGAGAAAGAGGATGCATTCATGCAACTGGTGCCGCCAGCAGTCGGTGCCGACATCATGCGACTCTTCCCGGAGAAATCCGCCGCTCTCATGTATCACCTTGGTGCTAATCCTGAGAAAACACGCCAGTTGCTGGCGATGGACGGGCAATCCGCGCTGATTGAACTCACTCGACTGTCAGAACGTTTAACTCTCAAGCCTCGAGCCAAGCCTGTTTCAGAAGCCCCGTTACCTGATGAACCCATTCAGGGACACGCTGTTGCTGCAAATATCTCTGCGATTGAAAAGCAGATGGAAGCGGCAGCAAACAAAGGGGATGTAGAGACGTACCGCAAGCTCAAGGCGCAACTGAATAAAGGAATTCGATAATGGCATTAAATGAAGGTCAACTGGTCACGTATGCTCTGGATGAAATCATCGAAACCGTCCAGAACCTGACGCCAATGGCGTCAAAAGTGACAAAATACACCCCTCCGGCAGAATCCATGCAGCGTTCAAGCAACACCGTGTGGATGCCTGTTGAGCAGGAAGCGCCAACTCAGACTGGATGGGATTTAACTGGCAACGCTACCGGTATTCTGGAACTGTCCGTGAAATGCAACATGGGCGATCCAGATAACGATTTCTTCGAGCTTCGTGCAGATGACCTGCGTGATGAGCGTTCTTACCGTCGCCGCATCCAGGCATCCGCCAAAAAACTGGCGAATAACATTGAGTCAGCAATTGCCAAACAGGCAACTGAAATGGGCTCGCTTGTTGTTCACGATACCCGCGCAATTGGTCCATCTACTGGCCTGTCTGGCTGGGATTTTGTGTCTGATGCAGAGCGCCTGATGTTCTCACGTGAGCTAAACCGCGATATGGGCATCAGTTACTTCCTGAACCCTGACGATTACCGCAAAGCAGGCCGCAACCTGGTAGATGGTGACATCTTCGGGCGCGTTCATGAAGAAGCGTATCGCAACGGCACTATTCAGCGTCAGATTGCTGGCTTTGATGAAATTCTTCGCTCACCGAAACTTCCGGCAGTTACCAAGTCAACCGCTACTGGTGTAACTGTTTCTGGTGCGCAGAAGTTTAAGCCGCAGGCATACACTCTTGATACCGATGGTAACAAAGAGAACGTCGACAACCGTGTTGCAACGGTGACCGTATCCTCCACCACCGGATTTAAGCGCGGAGACAAAATCAGCTTCACTGGTGTGAAATTCCTGTCTCAGATGGCGAAGAACGTGCTGACTGATGATGCGACTTTCTCAATCACCCGTGTGATCGATGGTACTCACATCGAAATCACGCCGAAACCGATTGCACTGGATGACGCGTCACTGACAAAAGAAGAGAAGGCTTACGCTAATGTAAACACATCTCTTGCTGATACCACTCCGGTAAACGTTCTGAACGTGGCAACAACCACCGCTAACGTATTCTGGGCTGATGACTCAATCCGTCTGCTGTCTCAGCCGATCCCGGTAACCCATGAACTGTTTGCTGGTATGAAAACGTCTTCCTTCAGCATTCCTGGTATTGGTGTTAACGGCATCTTCGCAACGCAGGGTGATATCAACACTCTGTCTGGTAAGTGCCGTATTGCTGTGTGGTATTCAGCATGTGCTGTACGACCAGAGGCAATTGGTGTTGGTCTGCCTAACCAGACTGCGTGATAACCAGAGGGAGCTTCGGCTCCCTTTTTTTATCTGGAGACAAGCATGACACACATGATCTTTCGTCATGGCGACATGAAGAAGTGGAAAGGCGTTGGCTACGACTTTGAAATCGTGAAAGCCGAAGAACTTCAGGAATATCTGGATGCTGGTTGGTTTTCACATCCTGATGACCTTTTGAAGGATGTTGCAGAGCCAGAGCCAGAAGAAAAACAGCGTAAAAAGCCTGGTCGAAAACCTAAGGCGGCAGCAGATGAACCTGACAACGAAGGGTGATTTAGTCCTTGCGGCATTACGTAAGCTCGGTGTGGCATCAAATGCCACGTTAACCGATGTCGAACCGCAGTCTATGGAAGACGGCGTCAACGACCTTGAAATGATGATGGCTGAATGGCTTGGAGGTGATGCGTCACCTGGTATCAACGTTGGCTACATTTTCGCTGATGCAGATGTCGCTCCGGATCCTGGCGATGAGCACGGTTTGTCAAATAACGCTATCAATGCCGTCATTTTCAACCTTGCCTGCCGCATTGCTCCAGATTATGCGCTGGAAGCGTCTGCAAAACTTATAACCACTGCCAGATACGGGAAAGAGCGACTCGTCAAACTGTCTGCAATGGACAGAGCAAAAGCCGCTAAATGTAAGTCCGGTTATCCAAACCGTATGCCTGTTGGTAGCGGTAACCAGTTGGCGAAGTGGAACGGTTGGAATTACTTCCACCGAAAGGAACCTTGCGATAACGGGAGCGAATAATGCCGATTCAGCAACTTCCGCTTATGAAAGGTGTCGGCAAAGACTTCCGAAACGCCGACTATATCGACTATCTGCCAGTGAATATGTTGGCTACACCAAAAGAAATCCTTAACAGCAGCGGATATCTTCGCTCATTCCCGGGCATTGCCAAACGTTCTGATGTGAACGGCGTATCGCGTGGCGTCGAGTACAACATGGCGCAGAATGCTGTTTATCGCGTGTGTGGTGGCAAGCTGTACAAAGGCGAAAGTGAAGTCGGTGATGTTGCCGGAAGTGGTCGCGTATCAATGGCACATGGTCGGACATCACAGGCGGTAGGTGTTAACGGGCAACTGGTCGAATACCGCTATGATGGCATGGTTAAAACCGTCTCAAACTGGCCTACAAACAGCGGATTCACGCAGTATGAGTTAGGTTCGGTTCGCGACATTACTCGTTTACGTGGGCGTTATGCGTGGTCAAAAGACGGCACTGATTCATGGTTTATCACTGACCTTGAAGACGAATCGCATCCTGACCGCTACAGCGCACAATATCGCGCAGAGTCTCAGCCTGACGGAATCATCGGCATCGGAACATGGCGAGACTTCATCGTCTGCTTTGGTTCATCGACGATTGAATATTTCTCCCTGACTGGTGCAACCACAGTTGGTGCCGCTTTGTATGTCGCACAGCCATCGCTGATGGTGCAAAAAGGCATTGCCGGGACTTACTGCAAAACGCCGTTTGCTGATTCGTATGCGTTCATCAGCAATCCGGCAACAGGTGCGCCGTCTGTGTATATCATCGGCTCTGGTCAGGTATCACCAATCGCCAGCGCGAGCATTGAGAAAATACTACGCTCCTACACTGCTGATGAACTGGCTGATGGCGTGATGGAGTCTCTGCGATTTGATGCGCATGAGTTGCTGATTATCCATCTTCCGCGCCACGTACTCGTGTACGACGCATCTTCAAGCGCCAATGGTCCGCAATGGTGTGTGCTGAAAACAGGCTTATATGACGATGTGTACCGCGCTATCGACTTCATTTACGAAGGCAATCAGATAACGTGCGGCGATAAGCTGGAATCGGTTACTGGCAAATTGCAGTTCGATATCAGCAGCCAGTATGGGCTTCAACAGGAACACCTGCTGTTTACTCCACTGTTCAAAGCGGATAACGCCAGATGCTTCGATCTGGAGGTGGAATCATCCACTGGCGTAGCTCAGTACGCCGACCGCCTGTTCCTCTCTGCAACCACTGACGGCATAAATTACGGACGTGAGCAGATGATTGAACAGAATGAACCGTTCGTTTACGACAAACGTGTTTTGTGGAAGCGAGTAGGGCGCATCAGGAAAAATGTCGGTTTCAAATTACGCGTTATCACGAAGTCACCTGTCACTCTGTCTGGCTGCCAGATAAGGATTGAGTAATGGCTGATTCGAATCTCAATGAGCCAGTAATCATCCAGGCTACGCGGCTCGATACATCAGTCCTTCCACGCAATATCTTCTCTCAGTCGTATCTGCTTTACGTTATTGCACAGGGTACTGATGTTGGTAATGTGGCTAACAAGGCCAACGAAGCAGGGAAGGGGGCTTATGATGCACAGGTGAAGAATGATGAGCAGGATGTCACCCTTGCAGACCATGAATCCAGAATTGAAACTGCTGAAGCAACTCTCATCAATCATGAACATAGAATCTCAGCATCGGAAAGCACTCTTGCAGATCATGAAACAAGGATTACGGCTGCCGAAACAGAACTGGCTGATCACGAGACGCGAATTGCTGCCAATGAATCTGAGTTAGCAAACCATGATGCGCGAATAACTCAGAATACAACCGATATCAACGCACTTGATACCAGGCTCACAGCGGCAGAGGGAAGTATTTCGACGCTACAAAGCACAGTTGGTGATCACTCAACAAGAATATCTGCGCTTGAGTATGCCACCACACGCAAGAAATCAGAGGTTGTTTACTCAGGAGTATCGGTAAACATTCCAACAGCGCCGACCAACCTTGTTAGCCTGCTGAAAACGCTCACGCCGTCATCCGGGACGTTGGCACCATTCTTCGATACTGATAACAACAAGATGGTTGTTTTCAACGAGAACAAAACCCTGTTCTTCAAGCTGTCGATTGTCGGGACGTGGCCCAGCGGAACCGCAAACAGGTCAATGCAGCTAACCTTTTCCGGATCTGTTCCTGACACACTGGTAAGCAGTCGCAACTCGGCGACAACAACCGATAACATACTGTTAGCTACGTTCTTCAGCGTGGATAAAGACGGCTTTCTTGCCACAAATGGCAGTACGTTAACCATCCAGTCAAATGGGGCGGCGTTTACTGCCACAACCATCAAGATAATCGCGGAGCAGTGATGATTACATTCAAACCAACGCGAAACATAGACCTGATAGAAGCAGTCGGAAATCACCCTGACATTATTGCCGGGAGCAACAACGGTGATGGATACGACTACAAGCCTGAATGCCGTTACTTTGAGGTTAACGTGCACGGGCAGTTCGGCGGCATTGTTTACTATCAGGAGATTCAGCCGCTGACATTCGATTGCCACGCCATGTACCTGCCAGAGGTTCGTGGATTCAGCAAGGAAATCGGGCTGGCGTTCTGGCGATACATTCTGACTAACACCACCGTTCAGTGCGTCACATCGTTCGCCGCACGCAAATTCCGCCACGGGCAGATTTACTGCGCAATGATTGGCCTTAAGCGTGTAGGAACCATCAAGAAATACTTCAAAGGCGTGGATGACGTGACGTTTTACAGCGCCACACGCGAAGAACTAATCGACTTCCTGAATCACGGGAGATAGCCATGTTATATGCATTTAAGCTGGGCAGAAAACTGCGCGGCGAGGAACCTTATTACCCTGAAAAAGGCGGGAAAGGTGGCAGCTCTGATAAAAGCGCAAAGTATGCAGCAGAATCTCAGAAGTATGCCGCAGACCTGCAAAATCAGCAGTGGCAGACGATCATGAAAAACCTTGCTCCGTTCACGCCGCTTGCGGAGCAGTATGTTAACCAGCTTCAGAACCTTTCCAGTTTAGAAAGTCAGGGGCAGGCACTTAATCAGTATTACAACTCTAAGCAGTATAAAGACCTTGCAGGTCAGGCTCGTTACCAGAGTCTTGCTTCTGCGGAGGCTACGGGAGGACTTGGTTCGACGGCCACAAGCAATCAACTGGCTACGATCGCGCCGACTCTCGGTCAGTCTTGGTTATCAAACCAGATGAGCAATTACAACAATCTGGCAAACGTTGGGCTTGGTGCTCTGCAAGGTCAGGCAAACGCCGGGCAGACGTACGCCAACAACATGAGCAGCATTGCACAGCAAAGCGCAGCTCTTGCCGCTGCTAATGCCAACAAACCATCAAGTCTTCAGACAGCAATTAGTGGCGGAACGTCTGGTGCGATTGCCGGTGCAGGTCTTGCCAGCCTTTTGGGAACATCAACACCTTGGGGCGCTGGCATTGGTGCTGGTATCGGATTGCTTGGCTCGTTGTTTTAAGGGGTAATCATGGCTACTTGGCAAGGATCAAATGGCGGATTGTTAGCTGGTATCGGCGGCGTCAACTCAAACGCTCCGAGCGTAAATGACATCGGCAATACGCTTCAGTTTATCAGGCAGAACAATGATATTGAGCGTTCAGGCGCTAACAATGTTGGGCTGACTGCTTTGCAAGGCCTTTCAGGTATTGCGGGGGTGTTTCAGCAGGAAAAGCAGGCTCAGCGGCAGAAAGAATTTCAGCAGGCATACGCTAATGCTTATGCGTCTGGTGATCGCGGTGCTTTGCGTCAGTTGGCTACTCAATATCCAGACCAGATTGAATCCGTTCGTAAAGGCATGGGATTCATTGATGAAGATCAGCGTAATTCTATCGGCACCTTAGCGGCTGGCGCACGCCTTGCGTCATCGTCTCCAGAAGCAATGCAATCATGGCTGCAAAACAACGCCAAGGAACTGACTCGCGTCGGTGTTGACCCTAACAGCGTTGCTCAGATGTATCAGCAGAACCCTTCAGGATTTGGTGAGTTTGTTGATCACCTCGGAATGGCTGCTCTTGGTCCGATTGATTACTTCAATGTTCAGGACAAGATGGCTGGTCGTGAGATTGACAGAGGCAGACTGGCAGAGACAATCCGCAGCAATCAGGCCGGAGAGGCGCTAACAGCACGAGGTCAGAGCATCACGATGCGCGGTCAGGATTTATCTGCTTCTACTGCGCGACGCGGGCAGGATTTGGCAATGCAGCGAGCGTCAACAAGAGGAACCGCTGGGAATGATGAGCGTACAGTTCAGTTATCAGATGGCAGAACTGTAACGGTAGGCGGGAAGCTTCACGGCGCTGGGGCTAATGCGTTCTACGAAGGCATCGACAACGAGGGGAATATGGTTCGCGTTCCTGCCAGTTCAATCGCAGCGCCTGCAACATCGTCTGCATCAGCACAAAACTATGCCATGAAGAAGGATATCGACGCGATCGCAAATGCAGACGCTTCTGCTCTCGATTTCATGACAGGAATGACAGGCGGTGCAGGTAATCCAGCAATTGGTGCTGATGTTCGCAGCCGATTAACAGGAAAAGAGCAGCGCCAGTTATATAACTCAGCACAACGTATTCAGGGCAGAATGCAGAATCAGGGTGTGGCGGCAGCAAGGGACATGGGTGCCAGTGGTATTAACACCGTTGCAGAAGCGAAGATGTATTTTCAGGGGATGCCGCAGGTTGACTATTCGAGCCCGGAGGCTATGCAGCAGTCGATTCGTGAGATTCAGGAATACACCAACAATTACAACCAACAATATAACGTTAATGTTGGTAAATCTCAGCGGAAGCAATCTCAACCTGCACAGGTATCACAGCCAGCAGCCAGCAGTAACTTTTCTTCACTATGGGGTGATTAATGGCTAAAGCATGGAAAGATGTTATCGCCTCTCCACAGTATCAGGCGTTAGCACCAGAACAAAAAGCGCAGGCTCAGGAGCAATACTTCAATGAAGTCGTTGCCCCGCAAGCTGGAGAAAATGCAGAGCAGGCTAAGCAAGCTTTCTATGCTGCCTATCCATTGCCATCTGTGCAGCCAGTGGAGACACAACAACCAGTATCACAGCAACAACCACAGCAAAGTGGATTTATGTCTGATCTTGGTGAAGCAGTAAAAGAGACTGGTCGCGGACTGGTGCAGGCTGGCGTGAACGTGGCAAACATACCTGCATCAGTTGCCGATGCTGTAACAAGCGCGGCGGCTTGGGCTGGCGGTAAACTCGGTATTGGCGATGGTACATATCAACCAGCACCACGAGTAACAACGCAGGGATTAGAGCAGGACTTTGGCCTTCAGCAAGGTGCGCTGACTCCACAAACGACAGAGGGAAGGGTATTTGCTGAAGCATTGCCTTACCTCACTCCTGCTGGCATTGAGAGAGCGGCGGTACAGGCACCAACACTTGCTGGTCGAATTGCTCAGGGGGCAACTCGCCTTCTCGCAGAAAACGCAGTTGGATCACTTGCTGCAAACAGTATGAAAGATGATGCGGAAGCACTCGCTACCGATTTAGGTGTTGGCGTTCTGGCAGGCGGCGCTATTAACGCTGCTGGACGTGGATTAGGTGCTGCTTATCGTGGCGTTCGCGGTGCTATTGCGCCAGAAACGCAGCAAGCTATCAGATTTGCAGAGCGTGAAGGAGTTCCTCTGCACACCACAGACCTGTTACAACCCACTTCCCGCGTCGGAAAAATGGCGCAGACTACAGCAGAAAATATCCCCATGGCTGGCACAAGCGGAATGAGAGCAACACAACAGGAAGCGAGAAGCCAGTTGGTACAGAGATTTGCCGATAAATTCGGTGAGTACGATCCAGCGGTTGTTATTGACAGCCTTAAAGCGAAAACATCAGGAATTCGTCGTGCTGCCGGTAATCGACTGGAGCAGGTTCAGAATGCTATGGCTGGAGTAAACATTCAGCCTGTGCGAGCAATTCAGCAGATTGATACTGAGATATCTAACCTGCAGAAGCTTGGTAAGGTCGCTGATAACGAGACGATTTCAAAACTTCAATCCTATCGTGATGAGCTTATTCGCAATGCTGGTCCTGATGGTCCGGTAAATCTGGATTTGAAGCAATTAAGCGATCTGCGCAGCCAGTTCAGAATGGACGTGAAGGGGGAACGACCAGTGTTACCAAACCGTTCCGATGCTGCCATTCAGCGCGTTTACAAGGCGATGACAGACGATATCAATGGTGCCATTGGTCAGAATCTTGGCAATGATACTCTCCGTAAATATCAGCAGGCCAATGCCGTCTACGCTGACGAAGCGGCGAAACTAAAGAATACCAGGCTGAAGAATGTTCTCATGAAAGGCGACCTGACGCCGGAAGTTGTCAACAACATGCTATTCAGCAAGAACAAATCGGAAATTAAGACGCTGTATAACTCAGTTGGTCGTGTTGGCAGGGCGCAAATGCGCAATGGCATCATTGGAAAGGCGATGGAGAAATCTGGCGGATCCCCTGACCAGTTCCTTCGGCAGCTTAACATCCTGCAAAACCAGACTGGCATCACATTTAAGGGGCAGGACGCTGCTTATCTGAAAGGATTAAAAAACTATCTGCAATCCACGCAGCAGGCTGCAAAAGCGGCAGTAACAACACCCACAGGGCAGCAAACTATCCCGTTCATTATTGGGTATGGGACGGCAATGAACCCGGCGACAACTGGCGCAGCAGTAAGCTACGGACTTCTTACTCGCGCCTATGAGAGCGAGCTATTCAGAAATGCAATGCTCCGAATGGCAAACACCCCACGCGGATCGACAGCGTTTGAGAAAGCCATGCAGCAAGCGCAAAAAGCGATTAATGCACTGACGCAGGGTGCGAAGTCTGATTCGTTGTCAGAATAGCCTTTCAAACACCAGGAACGTGCAAAAACCAAATATGTAGAACGCGAGGTTTATCGTATCCCTCTGCATAGGCGATACCTTTGCTGATTGTTATCTGATGTTACTGCTACTGTTGCATGTTACCGTGTTTCCAAAACCTGAATTGCAGTTTGTATATGTGTCAACGCGTGTTGGGTAAGGTTGAGTTATAACAGGCTGGCGCGCTTTTTACTCGATCGCTTGCATTGTGTTTACAGCCTGATAATTCAATAAAGCCTGCTGGAATGCTTGGCTTTGTGCTATTTGTTGGGCTTGTTCTTGGCTTTGTAATTGAACATAAAGATTCTGAAGCTCAAGTCTTGCCTGTGCGTCACTTATCTTGCCTTCATCGACACCTTGCCCGAGCATCTTTGCAGCAAGGACATACAGCTTAGGTGTTGGTGCTGATGCCATGCGTGAGTCGTTCTTCACACTGGCATCAAGCAATTAGCCATATCGCTAAGCTTTTGATAGCGTTGTTCGCAACTTGCTTGATAGTCACTTACTTTTGCGCATCCAACCAGCAGAAGCGGGATAATTAACAGTGATTTTTTCATATGGTTAACTCTCCTTAGTTTTTCACAGGATAGCATGAAGGCAATGCCACTTTAGCCGGAAACTAGATTTCTATGTTTCCTTTTTATTATTGCTATACATGGTCTTAAGCGTTTCAAAAACCATTTTCTTAACCATATCAGATTGTTGTTCTGCCATACGCTCTGCATCGTCAATGTAAACGGATGCAGAGCTTTGTTTAGCCAACGATTCTTCAATCGCTGCAATTATCTCTGAGTTCAGCGATCTGTTATTCATCTTCGCACGCTGCTTAATTTTCGCGTGGAGTTCATGCGGAAGTCTCAAGTGAAACTGCGCCTCGTCGTATTTGCTGTACATCCTTGATGCCTCACCAGTTGGGTGGAATGGCATCGTAACCTACTGGATAAATACTCAATAGTACCATTTCGGTATGCAATCACATCATGGTTGCATCATATCATTCGTTTGGAGCAATGAAATGCCAGATATCACCGCAAATGTTGTAGTGAGCATGCCTTCGCAACTCTTCACTATGGCCCGCTCTTTTAAAGCCGTAGCTAATGGCAAAATTTATATCGGTAAAATTGACACTGACCCGGTAAATCCTGAAAACCGGATTCAGGTTTATGTAGAGAATGAAGACGGTTCTCACGTTCCTGTTTCTCAACCAATCATCATTAACGCTGCCGGTTATCCGGTATATAACGGACGGATTGCCAAGTTCGTTACTGTGCAAGGGCATTCTATGGCTGTTTATGATGCGTATGGTGCACAGCAGTTTTATTTCCCTAATGTACTGAAGTACGATCCAGATCAACTTCGACAAGATTTATCTATGGAGCATGGCTCCCTGTTGATTGGAGGGGTAATTGATATATTTGATTCAGTTAAAAATTTAATAGACACATCCCCTGGCGGTGATAGGGTTATATATTGCCATGGTTTTTACAATAACGGTGATGGCGGTTGCGGAACGTGGATAAGAAAATCTGATTATGATGGTGGTGAATATACAGGTCTTCCCGTTATTTTGAATGGGAAAGTTATTATATTTACTAAAGACAGTCTTGCTTACGAGCTCCTTATTGAAGATGAGATAGATATAAGAAAACTAGGAGCAAATGAAGAGGAACCAATTGATTATGTATTTTCATTGGCTGCCGATGTATGTAGAATAAACAATATAGTTAACAAGATTGTTATATATGGCAAATATATCCATAAGAACCCTTTAATTATACCTCCTGGCGTTTTTGTAGATTACATAGATTATGATTATTCATGGACTAAAAAAATCACAAATAATAAATCAGGACTACCAACATTAACTGGTTCATATGGCGGTGATCTTATTATGGATGTTGATGCATGCATAATACTTGATCACGGATACGGGCACAGAATTGATAATTTCAACATAAAATGCGACGCACCAGTCAGCGTTGAACACGCTATCTATCATGGATTTACCAGAGAAACAAATATTGCACAGACCATAGGGAGAATTGGCGAGTCTGGATCAACTCTTAAGTACAAGCCTATGCACGGTATAACCGCACAGCAGGGGTTTGTGCATAACTATGGCAATATAACAGCTTTTACGCAAAAAGGAACGTGGAACTATATCTTCAACACGGCTGGAACAGGATGTAACCTTATTAAGGTACGCCAGTCTTGGAACTATGATTCAACAGAGACGGCAATACGTTTCCAAGGTTCTACTAACGTATCTCTCGGTCAACAGTATTGCGAACAAACAAAGCAACGTATTTATGAGTTTTATGGTTGTACAGGTGGGGTTATTGATGTTCTTAGCATTGATAACCACGAATGCAATCAGGTCGCATCGGCCCTGTATACCAGAAACTCACAAATAACACTTGGAGCGCTTACTGTAAACGCAGTAACAGTTGCAACAGGCGTTTCTGCGAAATTCATTGAACATACAGTTGGTACTGGGATATACGGATGTTTGACAATCAATGGAATAACAGCAAGAACAATCCAGCTTAATGTCCCGAATCTGACAACAATTACAAAGGATAACGGAGGAGTTGGTAACAACTGTGTCATTCGAGGAATGCCAATCCCGCCGATAGGCGCACTCGGTAATATAGGTGCAACAGATGCATCCACTGTTAGCCAAGAATCTGATACAGGTGTGGTGTCAACGCCTCATTATCGTAGCGTTTCTTGTAGCTTTGGTTCGCAAGCATCCGGTGCGAGATCATCGGTAATTGATAGTTTTAGCTGCCATGCTGCCACAGAAGGTTCTACAGTTATCTCCAGCACAATAACCAAGTCGGCTGAGTCTTTCGAGGTCTGTGGAGGATATGGCGGAACAACTGTAGGCAACCCACTAACAGGAAATAGAAAGTGGTCCATATCTTCTTTGTACGGGACGATCAAAGCATCTGGAGCAATAACTAATGGGGCCAGTTTTGCTGATTATGCTGAGTACTTTGAGAACGCAGAATTGGGAGTTATTCCTCTTGGTACGCTTGTAGACCTAATTGGTGACAAGGTGGCGCCAGCTAATGGTGATGATTTTGTTGGCGTTGTTTCTGGAACTGCTGGTGTAATATTAAACTCAGCATCACTTGTATGGTCAGGCAAGTATTTGACTGGTGATCACGGAGAGCCAATCTATGAATACATAGATGGAGTGAAGGTTAGAAAAATAAATCCTGATTACTCTCCTGAAATGGTACTTGCTGGGTTTGACGATGAAGGAAATGAAGTTTACACAGAAAATTATATACCACGTGAAGAAAGACCAGATGAATGGTCATGCGTAGGTCTTATTGGTCAGGTTTACGTTAACGTCTCTTATGCTGTAAAGATTGGTGATTGGCTTACCGCAATTAATGGCGTTGGTGTTCCATCTGAAACTAAGACACGGCTCAGAGTTATGTCAATAGTATCTGAAGGTATAGCTAAGTGTATTATAAAATAGTCAGAAGTGTATTTTATCAATATGCTAGTTTGACCGTAAATTTACTATTCCAGTCATTATAAATCATACACACAAGTCTTTGCGATGGATTGCAAGGCTTTGTGCTCTTCGATAGTGGTTAAGGTGGGTCACTCCACCTTTTCATCAAGCCAGTCCGCCCACCACTGCATCATTTCTCTGCGCTTAACGTAGTTGATGCATCACTATCACCCTGTAATGGCTTATTACTGGTTTGCAGACAGGTAGGCATGAACATATACCTGCGCATGAAGATGGGACTAGTCCGGATGCGATATTTTTGGTGATCACGTACATCATCAACGAAGCGCGTTATGGTGAGTTTGATGACTACCCGCTGAAGTGAAAATTGTGTTGTGTACCAAATTGCGTACCAAACTAAAATCACAAATCATGAAACCCTTGCTCATGGCGGTTCTCAGGGGTGTTGCGCGTAATCGTGAAACAAAAAGGTAGATTGTTGCTTACCGTCATTCATCATTAGGTTAAATCCGTTATTTCTGCTGTCTGCCAGAGTATCAAATATCACCGTACTAATCAGCTTTAGCGCCACAAGATCATGTCAGATAAAAATGAGAGGGTAGTCACATTTTCTTGCACTTTATTCCAGCCAGTTCATAAGTATTTCCGTAAAAAGAACAGCTATTTGAAACTCCTGAGGGTTTGCTGTTGAAACGCCGACTTATTATTGCTGCTTCTTTGTTCGTTTTTAACTTATCGTCTGGTTTTGCGGCGGAAAACATTCCTTTTTCACCTCAGCCTCCAGAGATTCATGCCGGGTCCTGGGTACTGATGGATTACACCACCGGACAGATCCTCACCGCGGGTAATGAGCATCAACAGCGCAATCCCGCCAGCCTGACAAAGCTGATGACGGGTTATGTCGTGGATCGCGCTATCGATAGTCATCGCATTACGCCAGACGATATTGTCACCGTGGGGCGCGATGCGTGGGCGAAAGATAATCCGGTGTTTGTCGGTTCTTCACTGATGTTTTTGAAAGAGGGCGATCGCGTATCGGTACGTGATTTAAGCCGTGGTTTAATTGTGGATTCCGGAAATGACGCTTGTGTTGCACTGGCTGACTATATTGCCGGTGGGCAACGGCAGTTTGTTGAAATGATGAACAACTATGCCGAGAAGCTGCATCTCAAGGATACGCATTTTGAAACAGTGCATGGTCTGGATGCACCTGGCCAGCATAGCTCGGCTTATGATTTAGCTGTGCTTTCTCGCGCTATCATCCACGGCGAGCCCGAGTTTTATCATATGTACAGTGAGAAAAGCCTCACCTGGAACGGTATCACCCAGCAAAACCGTAACGGGTTATTGTGGGATAAAACCATGAATGTTGACGGCCTGAAAACGGGTCATACTTCTGGTGCCGGGTTTAATCTCATTGCTTCGGCTGTAGATGGGCAGCGTCGTCTCATTGCAGTGGTAATGGGTGCTGACAGCGCAAAAGGTCGTGAGGAAGAGGCAAGAAAATTACTGCGTTGGGGGCAACAAAACTTTACTACGGTGCAAATTTTGCACCGTGGGAAAAAGGTCGGTACGGAACGCATCTGGTATGGCGATAAAGAAAATATCGCCCTGGGAACGGAACAAGAGTTCTGGATGGTGCTACCGAAAGCCGAAATTCCACATATCAAAGCCAAATATACTTGA